TCCAATGTTTGGATTTTGTGTTGGACTATAAGTAGGACTATCATCTTTAAAAACATTAGCATTATTACTATGCGTTGCAGCAGTTGTTCCATTGACACCTCTAACAACTGTTAATGTGTTAGATGAAATATTAGTAATAGTCATTTCTTCACTACCGACTTTTATATTTTGATTAACTTCAAAGTCTGTTCCGTCATCAACACTAATAGATGTTGCAGATGTAGATGTTATAGCAGCAGCAAGATCAGAAGTGCTATCTGTATCTGGTGTTGTATCTACTCTGAATCTAACTCGTGCTAATGCCATAATTTAATTTACCTCTTTTTATATTTCTCTCAAAGACACTTTTAGACTACCTGGACTTCTTGTTATAGAAGTTGTGATAAATTTCTTTCCATTAAACGATTCTCCAAAGGGAGCAACTAATTGATTGTTGTGATTAAATTCACAAATATCTCCTACTTCCATTAAATAGAAAAAAGTTGAGTCGGTATTAGGATTTGCGTTTTTATTTGGAGAGCTATCTCCTGGATTTATTATTTCTGTTTCTACCAATATTTTTGGATTACCTTCTATTGCATTATAATAATTAGCATAACCATCATTTTTATTTCCAGAACCCATATTTAAGTTTGATGCACCAATAGAATCATTTAATATTTCTAATTCTTCTGTTGCTATATTTTCTTCACTTTGCACATTGTATTTACCTCTAGGATCGTTTGTTGTATCAGTAAATGTTTTTTCAAACAACAATTCATCATTAATAGGATTTCTTTGATATTTCAAAACTCTTTTAGTTATTAGTGAATCAAAGTCAGTTAAAGATATTTTAGTTCCTTTTATATCATCTTTGCTAATAGTATGATTTACTGATGGACTATCTACTAAAAATATGTATTGTGGACTTCCATCATTAGCTTTGAATCTAAATATAAACCCACCCTCTTTTTGTGTTTGCTCTAACACTTTTAGCAATTCTTTTTGTTTGTGTAAATAATAAAATACTGTCCAATTAGCTCTTGCTGTATTTAATGCAGAGTAGTTTTCAGGAGTATCAGTTATACCTGCAAACCTACGAATTAAATCTCTGTGCATTTGTGCAACATTTGTTACTGCATTTCCAGCATTGAAAGATTGGTCTAAACCATCTGCACCTGTATATAATTTTTTAATTGCAGTTACTGCACTTGAATTAGCAAGATTATCTGTATCTGTAATTTTCGTATTTATTTCTAAAAAGAAATCAAAAGCATCAATAGTTACGCTACCAGCACTATCGTTATTATCTATAACATTGTGTGTAATTAAAAATTCTATTTCTACATCATCAGGTATTTGTCCATTTGCATTAGAAAATGTTCCTGTGCTTAATAAATCTATTGCAGAAGAATAAGCAGCAGTTCTATTACCAGTTTCGTTGTCAATAGCTACAGTATTACTAGAGCCACTATATGTTGGTTTTACTCGTAAAGTAGAAACAATAGTTCCACCACTATTTTCAGAATGATTAGAAACTCCCCATTTTACATACAATTTACATTCTTGTATTTCGTGTTCTTCTTTTGATATATCACTAATTTTAAATTTTAAACTATCTGTACCATCGCCTTGTGGTGCAGTAAAACTCCAAGTAGAAGAAGTTGATGCGTCATTGTCAGAAAAGTTTCCAGTATTAGATGGAACACCTGCACTAGGAGAAGTTATAGTAATGTTTTGTATAGGACGAATTAAATATGCTCTTTCTAAATCTAAATCTGTAAACAATACATTTCTGTTTGTATCGTTTGTTGCACCTTCATAATCATCAAAAGAATTATCTTGTGCATCATCTAATGGAACAAATACTGGAAATCCGTCAGAACTAAATAAATCTTTTATTGGATAGTGTAATCTACCATCTGTTACTGCTTTGTGTGCTAGGCAATTATATTGTCCATTGTTCAAACTATCTACCATAACTGGAAATACTTTTGCTGGACTATATTGCATAAACTTTGTATCGCTTGTATGTGTTCCAACAGAAGATGTTTGTGGTGTTCCAGATCCGTACAATATAGGAAAAAAGTTACCTGAATTACTCGAAAACTCTGGTATTTTCAAAAAATCTATTGGGGTTCGTGCAGATATTTCTATGTTTACTGTATCTTGATTTTGAATACTTACTGACTTCAATCTACCTGTATAAATTATATTCTCAAATCCACCTACTCTTGATTTTACAACGACATCTCTGTTTATATATCTTCTTGTGCCACCATAAATTTCTGCTGCTAGTGTTGCGTTGCTATGATTGTCTAATGTTCCATTAACACAACTAATAGATATATTACCATTTTTAGAAGTAGATGCAACCAAGTCAATACTTTCTCGTATTGTAGGTGTGCTTGTTATTAATCCGTGATATTTGTCATTACTAACAACTCCTGGAACTACTTCTGCCGTAGCTAATCTAATAACTTGATTTACATTAAAGCTACTTGCATCGTAATTATGATTTCTAAATTCAAAAATCCATTCTTCTTTGATACTTGCACCTAAAGCACCATTGTAATCATTATTACCTGATAAAGCCATTACGCAAGATTTCTTTTAATTGAGTTTTCTATCTCTGGTAATAAATTATCTCTTACAAATTCTTGTGTGCCAATAACATTACCCATAATGTTTACATTGATAGAGCCACTACCACCTGCGTCACCAAAGTCTGGACTTGATAATGGAGTAATATCTACTCGTTCTCTACCACCAGGATTATCTCCAACCATAATCATTTGCTTACCACCAGTTATAAATGAACCACCACGAGCAAATGCTGGTGCTTGTTGTTTGGATATAGTTGCTATTTGTGCAGCAGATAATGCTCCCATTGCTATAGATATAGCTTTGGCTCTTGCTGGTGCAGAAGGATCGATTAAACTTGCAGCTAAAGCAGTTTGCATAAGTTGATTTATAGCAGCAGCAGTATCAATAACAACTTTAGATATTTGTGATGCTTTTTGTAATTTAAATATTCTTTTTTGTTCGTCTGCAAATTTAGCTCGTACATCATCTTCCATAGTTTGTCTTTGTTCCATAGAAGCATTTCTAAACTTATCTGTTTTTCTTAATGCTTTTAATTCATTATCTACTCTTTGGTCAAGATTAGCTTTTTGCAAAGATATAATTTCGTTGAAAGAGTTCATAAATCCACCAACTAATTGGTCTTGAAATAATTGCTCAAACTCTAAAAATGATTCAAAAGCTCGTTCTAATTTAGATTTTTCTATTGATTCTACTTGTTTGGCTAAATCATCAGCAAATATTTGAAATCCCTTTGCTATATCTTCATTACTTGGTAATAAACCTCTTGGCTGTAAGTCTATTGGTGCAAAAGCATCAATACTATTTAAAGCTCTGATACCACTAAACGGATCTTGTCCAAAAGCTTCACCTGCCTCAGCAACAGTTAATTCTGATATATTATCAAGCTCTTCTTTTAAGTTTTGTACTTGTTTTCTTGATTGTCTAACATTTCTACTAGCTAAAAATTTGATACCCATAGTAAATCTATTAAAACCTGTTCCTTGAAATATATTAAATACAGATTTAGCTTTTTCAAAACCTGATAAAGAAGTTTCTAGTTCTTCAAAAACCATACTTGCTTCTCTTCCTGGTTTTACAACCTTTCTTAAAGATTCTACACTTTTTTCTATAGGTTCTGATACATCATCATCTCTTGATATAGTAGGCATACCTAAAGATTTTCTTATCTCATCAATTTTTTCTATATCTGTTTTATTAATTTCATTGAGTGCTTCTGCCATTTTACCAAACAACCCTGTCATAGCTTCAACACCAGTTCTAAATGCACCACCAGTAGCAACATCTCCAACTGCTGCAGAAAGTCTTGAGAACGAGTCAGCTAAATTAGAGAATAAACCAGACATTGTTTTGGATAGTTTGTCAGTAGCACCTGCTACACCAACAGAAGGATCTGTAATAGTTTTTTCTAATGCTCTTCTAAATTCAGGTAATGTAATCTTAGATAAATCTTCTATACCTTGACTATCTCTTACTAATTGTAAAATACCTCTTTCTCTAAGAATATCTGCTGCACCTGCACCACCTGCAAAAGCTCTACCTAAAGCAGAAGCTGCTTCTGCTGCTGTTGTTCCCATAAACGCTGCTAAGTCTGCAACTGGTTTTATAAGTGATTCTGCGTCTGCACCAAATGCTTTTAATGCAGCACCTGCCTCTACTACATCTTCTAATTCAAATGGAGTAGTTGCTGCAATTTTATTAAATGTGTTAAATGCTTCTGTTCCTCGTTCTACAGAACCAAACATAGCATTCAATCGTACTTTTACTTTCTCAAATTGTGCAGATTTTTGTATAAACTTACCAACAGAGCCAGTCACCAAAGTAAAAGCAAAAGACATAAGCAATAGCTTACTACGAATAGTAGCAAAGGTATTAGAAAGTAATCTTCCCTCGTTAGTAATTTGGAAAAAACCTTTTCTGGTTTTTTTAGTTTCGTTGTTTAGCTTTTCGTTAGCTTTTTTTAATTTTTCTGTTGCAATAGCTGCAGTTTTAAATGCTCTTGCTAACTCTCTATCTCCAGTTGCCTGGAACTTAATTTGTACTTTTAAGTTTGTATCTGCCATTAGTTACTCTTTTTATATTGTTGTGATTGAATATAATTTAACATTTTTTCTATAACATTGCACTTATCAATCCATTTTTTTGGGTGATTTCCGTATGATCCTTCAAAAGGAGCAACATTCATCTTTTTTGAATAAGTAAATCTTTGTATATCTCTTTGATATTCTTTGCTAATAAAGTTATTAGTACAAGCAAAAAAGGGTAAG